ATGCAGATAAAGAAGATGATACTTTGTCTTATTTTGCTAAATTAGCGAAAGAAAGCTAATCGTATTATCGTCCACCCAAGTCACCCAATGCGTAAGCTGCGGGTGATATTGGACTATATGTGATGTTTTGTATATTGCTTTGATTGTTGTTGGTATTAGCACTTACAGAATTAACATTATTAATAGGTTTATCTCTTTGAGTATCTAATTTAATAGCAGAGGATTCACTCTGTAATTGCTCCATATTCATTCCAGTACTTACTTCTGGGATTTCTGTATTTTGTGGTGATACTAAATTTTTTTCTTCTTGTTCTTTTCTTTGTTTTTCTAACTCTGCTTGCTCTGCTTTTGCTTTGAGCTCTACTTTTTTCTTAGCAGCGTTGTCTACATCCATTTTGGGGATTTCGGGTATATCAATATCGAATCCTAAGAATCTACCAAATTTCTCTACTAATCCCATAATGAAATTCACTATTGAACCAACTGTGTTTACAATGTGACCGAATGCATCTTTTAGATGGGCTAATCCTAACATTAATACATCAAATATAGATGTGAATCCTAATGATTCTCTCATCTTTTCTAATCCAAGATAGATTAATCCAAATACAGCTGCTATTGCTGCTATAGGTAAAAGTATTGGTGCTAGTGCTGCTAAAATTGGAGTAATTGCTGCCATCATTCCAGTAAATGCAGCGGTCATTCCTCCGATGAATGGACCCATCATAAACACTCTGAATACTCTCATAGCTACCATTAAACCTCTAGTAACTTTTAATAAGGCACCAAATGCTGCGATAACTTTACCTCCGAATAATAGACCAATAGAAAGAAATATTCCAGATAATGCTAATCCATGACCTTCAAAACTCTCTAAAGCTCCGGAAAAATCACCTTGAAAAACCTTTATAATTCCCTGAATAATATCGTTAGCAGCTATAACTACTTTAGTTATTATCTCTTCAAGGGTTTCTGGATCTGTAAAAAGAAGAAAAAGACCAGCTATTCCTGCAAGGAATCCTCCTGCTTTAAGTGCAGTAGCTCCAGCATTACTAAGTTTTTCACCCATATTTTCAGAGCTTTTTGCAATTCTAAGCAATGTACTATTTTGTTCTTCCTGTGCTGCAGCAGCTTCTCTTCTTTTTTCTTCTGATTGAATCCCCTTTTCAACCATATCTAATTCTTTTTTTGCTACATCTAATAGCTTTTGATTACCAGAGGCCTGAGCTGCCTGTACTTTCTCTTGAGCAATTTCGTAGGATCTTTTTATTGATTCTGTGTTTTCTTTATTACCAAACAAAGAAACCTTTTCTAATTCTTTTATAGAATCAGATATTTTACTTGATCTCACATCTGTTTCTAAGAATTCTGTTGCTCTTTCATTCCCTTTTACAACTTCATCCAATTTAGATGCTATTATTTCTTGACCTGTGATAACAGCTTTAGGATTCTTTTCAAAATCCAAAGCCATTTTGCTAATAGATTTTATTTCGTTTAAGGCTGAAGCTTGTTGCTTTTGGTCTGATGATCCTTTCTCAAATTGTTTTAGTATTTGATCAGCTGCTTTTTGGATGTTGTTTAGAGAGGATTGATTAACACCTTCTACTTGGGAGGCTCGTTCTAAGCTGTCAGATATGGATTTAGACTGTGCAGCTAAAGAGTTTTTAAAACTTTCATTATTTTTATTTGACGTTTTAACACTTGCAATTATTCCATCGAGTCCACCTTTAAAGGTAGACTTCATTTGATCTAATTGCTTACCTGCTTTGTCTTTTTGCTCTGACACCTATATCTCCTAATTATTTCCCAAACGCTTTACCAGCTTCCGATATACCAAATGCACCTAATGTAACAACCACAAACGATGTATAAATTGTATCAGAAATAAGTAAGTCTTGACCCATAAATGCTGTAACTAAATCACATATACCAAATACAGTCATAAGACCAAAAGAAATAAATCCTATTATAGATTTCTCATTTATATCATTATCATCTAAGAATAAATCCATAAATTTTCTTTTTGGTGGAGCCAATTGGGATTTAACCTTTCTTGCCTCTTCCTGCATTTCAACAATTGTATCTTCAGCTTTATCGAGCTTATCGATAAGAGCCATATACTTATCTAGGTCTATTTCGACTTCGTTACGACTATTGTCTTGTCCTTCTGCCATTATTTTCTCCTATTAAATTCTTTCATTCTTTCATTTTCTTTTTGTATATGATCCTGAAGTAAGGATACATATATCTCCCTCTCCCACGGCATCATATTATCTAATTCTGTCAAACTATATCCGTGATGTTGCATCATCGCGAAATTCACCCTATAATGGTTTATAAGGGACTCGTGTGAGAGGCCTATGTAAAAAAACTTTCGATACCCTTCAGCTCTAATTCATTATCTCTACCACATGATGAGCATTTCCATTCTACATCATGCTTAACCTGAGGAACTTCTTGGAAAAATGCCGCAATCTTTTGGAATTGTTCCGAGCTCAAACTATCAATAAATTCTTTTACGTCTTCAGGGGTTTCATTTTTACAATCATAAACATTATCTGCATCATATATTGATTCAATACAGTCTATAATTAAATTAAAAGCCCCATCAACAGTGTTTAGTTTATCACCATCATATTTTTCAATGGTTGGTAAATCAGGATATCTTAAAGTAACACCAATTTCTTCTGTTATTTGAATAGTATTATCTTTATTCTCTCCCTTTACCTCTATTAGATCTAAGTCTACTACTATATCAGTTTTACCACCACATTCATCATCTGTACATGTGACCTTAAGGTCAATTTTTTCACCAACTGATTTAGATCTAAGCTTTAAAAAAAGCCATTCTATATCAAATGTTGTTATCTTGTCTATGTCTACATTTGTAACACATCCTAAAATAACATCTTTCATAGCTCCGATGATTTGCTTTTGGTCTTTCGATTCCATTGCAATCATTAGAATCTTTTCTTCCTTAACATTGTAAGGTCTATAATGTATTTCTTTACCCGTAGATGGCAGTGTGGTACTGTATCTCGGGGCATTCACTATTGGCAATGCCATATTTTTCTCCTATATTAATTAACCAAATATATCTAGGGCTGCAGATACACCAGATAGTGCTGATTCTACTGCACCTTCTGGTTTAAATTTATCATAAGCCCATGTTACTTCCATTTTCACAGCATCTGATTGTGCATCCTGGTTTAAAGTAATTGCATTAACAGATGTTGGGAAAGCCTTTAGAAGCTTCACTCCATATATCGGAATATTTTGCTGATTCAAATGTTGTATTACAACGTCTACAGCATAATTTTCCTTTAATCCTATTCTATGAGTATTCACATTATATATTCCGGACATCCAATTGTCCATCATTTTTCTCATGTGATAATCATTTGTTAATAGAAAACTCATTGTGACTTCCGAATCTATCACAGTGTAAGGAAATTTGTTTGATTGTTGGAAATCCATGTGATCAAATGTAGAAATATTTCTTCCTGGAATATTTACTTCTTGACATAAAATGGATATATCTCTTGGATCGTTTATTAAGTTAGATGCACTAAATCCACCTGATAGTAAAGATCCTACTATTGATTGTACATCTAAATTAATCAAGGATAAGTCAGGAGGAGTAAAAATAACATTAAATCTATTGGATGGAGCAATACCACCTTTCTTTTTAATTGTAGATTTTAAGTTGTCTATACTACTCATTGTTATTTCCTTGCAATCTTAAGACTTTCATTCCATATTGCTGTCTTACCTTTCTTAACAAACTGTTCTGTTGGTAAGAATATCGCAATTTCCCAATCTGTCATTGGCACTAAGGACAATGGAGATTTGATATGGGATGTAAGATAATGTTTGAAACATGGTTTAAATTCTTTATATTTTCTAGTACCTGCTAATAATTTATATCTTAATCTTTTAATTCTTGAGGTTTGTGTTGCCTTTCCCGATTCTAAAGCCATAAGATCATCTAAAAAACTGGCTCTTACATTATAATTTAAATAATGCAAATTTAATCCATAGAATCCACCCTTAGCAGGTTCTACCATTATGGTGAGTGGAAATCTATCATAATATGGCAATTCCTTTTTCATTTTAGGATCATAGAAATACATATACATATTTCCAATCAATTCTCTGTTTGTTCTTTTCAAAGCAGGATCCTTCAAGAGTGTTCCTCTTCCTGGTACACTGAGAGTTTTAATCTGATCCTGGAACCATTCTCTAGATTGTTTAGTTCTAGATTTTATTCCAGCACGTTGTGCTCCAGCCTGTAATGTGTCAAACAATGATGCCATATACTTTATTTATATGATTAAGTGATTACTTTGATGCCGAGATTCTTTAAAGTTTCTTCAGTCCATACTTGAAACTTCCATCCATTATGTTCAGCAAACTTGTTAGCAGCTTCCCATTTATCATTGTTTCGAGTATATGTAAGGACTTCAGTAACATATTTTTGGGTCTTTCTTTTCCTTTGTTTTGGTGGGATTGTTTCTTTTTTTGGCTTAATTTCAACAAGAAATACCTTTCGATTCTCCATTTGTATAAGCAAATCTACATAGTATCGGTGTATCTTACCATCCAGAGTGGATTTGTAAGGGACTACAACTTCTTCACTATTCCACGATTTAACCTTTGGATTCTCTTCCAACCATTTGAATACTTGTCTCTCCCAAAGTGATCTGTAAGTCACTTTTGCAGGATTACCCATGTATTTTTCGGGTCTTTTTATTGTGTATCTTCCTTTGTAAGCCATATAAATAAACTTATAATATTTTTTATTTATAGGACTTAATACATGTCATCTTTAACATTTCCAACAAATTTAGGACAGCTTATTGATCAAGATGGTGGGTTCCCCCACGTAAGAATATCACATAATGAGGAAGGAGCAGAGATAGACAATATACATCTATATGTTCCAGCTCAGATAACTCTTGCAGATGGAGCTTCATATGAGGGTGTTGATTTAGCTACCTCTGGGGCTCTTAAAAATCTTACAGGTGGTGAAGAAATCACAAATGATGATGCAAAAGGAGCTATTAAAGCTGCAGGGGCTAGTATGGGAGGTCTTGCAGGGGAAATAACAGCAGCTGAATCCATAAAATCTAGAGTAGCTCTTAATCCAAACCAACAGATGGCCTTCACAAGTATGAATGTTCGAACTATACAGCTTAGTTTTGATATGGTACCAGAATCAGTACAGGATGCTATCTCAATTAGAAGAATTATATCCTTCTTTCGCAAGTATATGTATCCTAAAAAGTCAGGTGGAACAGGATTTACTCTCATATATCCTGCAGTGTGGAGAATACAATTCTATACAGGAGAGGAAGAAAGTTCATTTATGCCTACATTCTATGATTCCTATTGTACAGGATTAGATGTTAACTATCAATCAGAAGCAGGATCATGGATAGCACTCAAAGCAGGACAGGATATTGTAGATTATATCGGAACAAAACTCACAATGGGACTACAATTTAGTGAGTCTAAAATGCTTACAAGAGATGATATGTATGAAGATTCAGCAAGTGTATCTGGACCAGTAGAGATAAGAGATGAAAATAGAGGGCCAATTTTAGGAAATACTAAACCAAAAGGAGAAGGAGGTAATGGATAATGGCATTCTTTGAACTGTTTCCAAAAGTAGAATACGACTTCAATAGACGAGGAGTCAAACAAAATATGGTAGATCTATTTCGATCTGTTAGACCATTACCAACATTCCTAGATGATATTTCTGGATATAGGTTTTATGAGGTCAAAAATGGTGAAAGACCAGACATCGTATCACAAAGAATATATGGTACTCCTGACTATTACTGGACATTTTTTGCTGTAAATGATTTCCTACATGATGGTATGAGATCTTGGCCAATGAGTCAAGAAGATCTATTTTCCTATATCGAAAAGGAATATGAGGGTTATGCAATCACAACAAATCCAAGTATTACACGAACAGGAGATGGTATTATCACTGAATTTCGTGATAGTTTAGCAGGAAGATTCCAATTGGGAGAAGAAGTTGTTGGTGCAACATCTGGTGCACGAGGTACATTCACAAAGAAAAACATTGATATGAACCAACTGATCGTACAAAATGTAACAGGAGCATTTATTGGAGATCCAACACTCGCACAAAACTCTACAGAACTCGTAGTTGGACAGACATCTGGGGATAGCGTATCTACATATCAGGTATTCAAATTTGCAGATGCTCCATACTATTACTATCGAACAGATGATGCAGATCAAAAACCTGTTACGAATGATGTCCATATATCTGGTGGAGAACTCGCATATCAGTTGTCTTATGTCACATATCGATCACATGAATATGCACTCAACGAGGAAAGATCGAAGATTCGATACGTAGTTCCATCCTATATTGAACAATTTGTTGATGCATACGAAGAACTCATAAATGTCTAGTAAAGGAACATCAAGACTCCAGCCAGGATCGAGTACATCTGTATCTCCAGATTCCTATCATATTGACCATGTCAAACTGACAACACCAATTTCACCTGGTACAATTACAATTACAGATATTGTCAAAGAGGTGATTATACGAGAAGGAGTCACACAACCATATGTTGAATGTGATCTCTTTGTAGTTGATGCTGTTGGGCTTATAAACACCTTTAAACTCAGTGGATCAGAGACAATTGACATCAAGATATCCAGATCTCCAATCAAAAAAAGTGATGAAGAGAAGGCAAAAATCGAACTGAAACTCAAAGTCATTGAGATATTTGGATATTCACGAAGAAATGTATCTCGCCAGGCGTTTACAATCAAGTGTTGTAGTGAGCATCTCTATACAAACCAAACGAAAATACTTCAAAGACCATTCCGTAATACAATTGGAAAGCTCGTAGAAGACATATTGAAGAAGGATTTACGTGTAGATCCAGAGCGTATTGGAACAATTTCAAACAGTTCGAAAGGCATTATACAAGGGATTTACCCTTCATTACGCCCTTACTATGCTATAAAGTGGTTGTTACGCAACGCCTACGAGGATTCTACACCCTTTTATTTCTGGGAATCTGTTCAAAATGGCATACAATTTCAGAGCTATAAAACACTCTCTCAACAAGAACCATATGATACATAC